GTGCAGCCTAACCCGACGGGCGCGGTTCTTCTTGAGGAAGCGCACGGACAGTACCATCTGCGTCCGGTAGTGCTCGACGTTGTTGCCCCACCAACTGTCCCGGGCGCCGGGCATGATCTCGAGCGAGAAGAATCGGTCATGCGCGTTGGTCGCCCCGAGGTCCATCAGGTCAAGGTTGTCGGGCGCGCGCCGGAAGCCGATGAGCGGCTTGAAGGTGTCGACCGCCGCAACGACAGACTCGGGGAACGTTTGCCCAGTGTAGACCGTGGCGGTGGTGCCTGACCACGACTGCAGCCGGCGCACGATGTTCTGATTCAAGGCGCTCATGCCGACGAGGAAGTGCGGGTAGACCTTGTCGTAGTCGGTGCCGCTGCTGTTGATGCTGCCGGCAAGGCGGGGGTAGGTGGTGTCGTAGTTGATGGTGGTCTTGATGGCGCTCGTCGAGCTCGCAGCGGCGCACGTAAAGGTGCCGATGCCAGTGAGGACCTCGTCATCATCCTCGGCGCCGTAGGCCGGCACGCCCGGGTAGTAGTTGCCCGCGGCGTAGGGGCGCCCGCCTTCGATGACGTCGGCGTAGTTGTTGGCGATGACGCTTACGCCTGCCCCTAAAGCCAGTGCCACGAACCACGCTCCCATCAGGTGACGAACTGCGTTTCTTGGATGCCCCCGGTCTCGGTCGGTTCTGTGCCGCCGAGGCCGGAGTCGTACTTGATGGTCGAGAGCAGTGCCTCGAAGAGCTCGGAGAACTCCTCGAAGTAGGTGCCAGCCCGCTCCTCGTTGCCCTTGGCGCGCCAGATACGTCCGAGGATGTAGAAGCGATACGCCACCGAGAGCGCCGAGTTGTCGATCACCATGTCCTGGACCAGCTTCTTGTCCTTCACGACCTTGGCCTCGATCTTCACCTTCAGCGAGTCCTGGGCCGCAACGATGAGCTGCTTGAAGCTCGAGTCGTTGTCCCAGGTCATGCCCCGCAGCCCGTCGTCGAGCGCCACGAGCTGGTCGAAGCCGATGTTCGCGTCGAAGACGTACGGGACGATGTCAAAGAAGAAGTGCTTCTCGTAGGTCTTCGAACTGTAGGTGACGACCACGTCGGCGCGGTAGGCGCCCTTGGTCCAGGTGGTCTCGGTTGACGTGTCGAGCACGTAGGTCATGAGCGTGCCCGAGACGGTCATCGCCGTGGCCGACTGCGACGCGGTGGTTTCGCCGTTCTTGTAGATGGCGATGGTGGCGCTCGTGGGCGTGACCTTCTCGCCGTTCACGTCAAGCTGGTACACCAGCGGCAATTCATCGTTGGCGTTGTCGTAGCGCACCCGCTGGCGCGCCATGGAGCGGTTCTCGAAGGCCATTAGGCCACCGGCCCGAGGATGGTCATGGTGTTGATCCCGATCGGCTTCATCATGAAGTATCCGTTGGCGAGGGTTACGCCCGCCACGCCCGGCGCCGCGCTCCACTGGTATTGCGGAATGAATGTGCCGGCGGCGTTGATGCGGACGATGCCCTTGAGGTGGATCGAGTGATGGGTCGCAGACGCCAGGGCGGACGAGACTACGATTACGGTAGCCACCGCAGAGTGGATCCTGCTCACCGCGCCAAGGATCTCCGTGGCGACGTTGGTTGCATCTGCCCAGTAACCGATGCTCGTAAGCGTGGCCGTCCCGCCGAACAGGAGCCCCAGCGTGTGCGAGGTCGTCCCCGTTGTGTGGATGTGAAACGCCCCCTCCATGAGGTAGGTCGTGCTGCCGACTACCGTGATCACGTCGAGGCTTGTGTCGAAGATCGGTTGGGCCGTGTTGACGTTGGTGCCGGTGAAGTCGGCCGCGGAAAACATGCCCATACTGGGCAGCAGCGCCCCGTTGTTCCCGGTGTCATTGAATGCGTGCCAGAGCTTATCGACGGAGCTCGGGTAGAGAATGTTGTAGCCGGACGCCGGCGTTGGCGGCGCGACCTGATTTGCCGAGAGCCAGTCGCCCATTACCGGAACCTCGCGCACGAAAACCAGCAGTGAGCCAGCCCGACGTTAAGGCTCTGGTCGGCACCCTCGGCCTGACGCAGTCGCAGGGTCACGGCGTCACCGCCCGACAGATAGAGGACCGCGGCGATTGATCCGTAGATGTTCTGGTTGGCGGTCGTCACCGCAAAGCCATGCATGGCGTAAGCGCGGACTTCGTTGTTGACATACAGTGCGACGTCAACACGCTCGGCATCGTCGATGTTGTCGACGCCTGCTCGGCCCGTGAACATGTAGAGCCCGGCGCCTGGTGCGACGTACGTTGTCCCGTCCCAACACCCATCCGAGTCGTACATCTCGGTGTCGAAAGTGACCGTTGTGTACAGGAGGTTTGTCATAGTGACCGTGCCAGCCAATCGCGTGGCGTAGAACCCGCTACCGGTCGCGGGGATGGCCGCCCCATCGATCACCAAGCGCCCGCTGCCGTTGGTGGTCATGCGGTTCGTGCCGGCGAGAGTCATCCTCTCCCACAGCCTGCCGTACTGCCCATCGCCGATGGTGAACGAGTCGCAGGCGATCGGCTGCGCCAGCGGCTTTGAGACGAGCCAGTCGATCTTGCCGGTGGAATCGACCCTAGCCATGGGTCACCCACGGACTTCCGAGGCCCATCATCACGAGCCCGTGCTCGACACCGAGGAGCAGCGAGTTGATGACGCCTTTGCGGATGGCCTGGTTGCTGATCTCCGCCCGATCGTCGTCGTTGGTCATGTGGAAGACCTCGACGAGCGCGGTGGGGATCGGCTTGAAGCGGTGCACCACCGCGCTCGCGTCGACCAGCCATTTGTGCGCCTCGTCGGTCGCCACCCTCAGGGGGTCGCACGAGAAGAAGGCGTTACCGTGGCGCCTGAAGGCTGCCGGGGCGTTCGAGGTGATGGTGCGCGCCACCGAGCACCCGAGCTCGTCGTTCACGCGGCCGAAGGTGATCATGCCGGAGTAGGCCGGGTTGGTGTGGCCGTTCGCGTGGATGGAGAGCACCAGCGAGGAGCATAGGCCGCGCGCCATGTCGCCGCGGGTGCTGTTCGCTACTTCGACATCGACCTCGCGGGTCATCTCGACGATGACGGGCCACTCGAGTTGCTTGATGGCGTGGCGGAGCTCGAGCCCGAGGTCCAGGGCGATGTCCTTCTCGCACAGGGCCACCCGCCGCCATGCCCCCATGGCCAGCGCGTGGGCGTTCAACTCTTCTGGGCTGCCGCCCGTAGATGTCGGCATGGGCGGGTGCGTGATCCCGAGCTTGCTGCCGCCGTGACCCGGGTCGATGAAGATGATCGGGCGGGTCATGGCCGAGCCTCGTACCGGTTCGGCCGCGGTGGCGCCGTGTAGTGGTCCACCACCTCGGCGCGCATGCCGGCGAGCAGCACGTAGAAGAGGCCGAAGATCATATCGACCCACCGGTGTCGTGCCCCGGGTGCTGTGCCGACGGCATCACGTCCTCGTTCTTGCAGGCCTCCCAGCGCCGGCCTCCGTCGAACGTGCACCAGGCCACGAGCGACGCGGGGCCCGCGTAGAGGCAGATCGCCTTGTGCCGCCCCTCGTTCGGGTAGCAGGCGGCGAGCCGGCCGCCGTTGTGCCACTCCGGCGGTATCGCTACGTCGGTGCCCGGGATGTGGCCGCAACCGCTCACGATGAAGAACACGAGGCTCTTCATCGGATGAGCCTCCGGAGGAGGACGGCGATCCCGAGCACGATCCAGGTGAGCACGCCGAGGAGGAGCGCCAGCAAGGTCGACCTCACGGGTGAACCACGCCTTCATCCACGACTTCGGCCACGGCATCCCGTAGCCGGCCCAAAGCGTGCGCACGCAGTCGTCGATAGTCCTGCGGCCCGCTAGGATGTCTTTCAGGTACGCTCGGCGCTCGATGTACCACCGGCCGCTGAAAAGAGCAGGAAGGGGCAACAGCGTCGCGAGAATGAGCACCCACAGAGGTCCCCACGGCGGCGCGAACTGTTTCACGTGGACAAGCTCGTGGTCGATGATGCCCCAATGATCTCCGGGGTAGCGAACTGAGGGCGGATAGCAGATCCGGGCGCGCATGAACGGCAGGCGGTAGGTGGTCCAAAACCGAGTCATGAACGGATCGGGGAGGATGAACCCGATCATCCACATGAGGATGTCGTTGTCCTTGGGGACCAGGCGCGCGCCCGACTCCCGGAGCTCGCGCCTGACCCTGAGTTCGCTGATGATCGTGCTCACCATCGCCCCCTGACACCGGCCACCGCCGACCAATCGAGCCCACCCGCCGCCGACGTCTCAACCTGCCCCGCCCCGTACAGCGCCCACGCCTTGTTCACGCGGTGGAGGTACTCAGCACGCGCCACCGCGCTCTCGCGGTTGGCGAAGATACCGAGGTCCAAGCCACCGCCACCGGGCATGAGTTCACCAGCCTTGCTCAGCCCGAGGTCGATGGCTTGGAAGGGTTTGCAGAGGGCGCCGCCTTGGCCGCTTCGATCACTGCGTTGGCCTTGGCTTCGGCGCCGAGACGAAGCTGGCGCCCGCCGATGTAGGTGGCGATGGCGAGGAGAGCACCGAGCACCGGCACCCACGCGCTGTCTTTGGGGATGTAGTCCATCGCCAAGGGGATGACCGCGAGCGCGATGCCGGCGGCGAGGGCGATCTCGGACTTGCCTGTGGACTTCTGCATGACTCAGCCTCCCGTGCGCCGGGCGGCGCGTAGCTCGTCGACAACGTCGTTGACCTTGACCTCGATACGCCCGTGGGCCTGGCGCTCTTCCCGGCGCTGCTCGTGGCTGAAGTCGGCGAGGCGCTCGATGGCGGTCGAAAGCTTCTCGATGGCGTGGCCCATGCGGTCGAGTCCCTCGCCGTTGTGGCCGTTCTTCTTCGCCTTCATCTGCGTGCGGATGTAGTTGGCTTCGCGGAGGCCCATGAAGCTCAGGACCGCGCCGCCCATGTACATGAGCGCGTCGAGCTTGGCGTTGCCGGTCTGGGGCATGCCTTGAGCCTGTGCAAGCACGATGTCGAGGAGGGGCATCATCGCAGCGCCACCGCCTCACCCGCCCACTGATACCGCCGCACCGCCACCATCGCGCTACCCGTCGCGTCGAACTCCACGAAGTCGCCGGCCATGGCCAGCATCTCTACCGGCCGCTCGTCGTTGTGCGTGCCGACGATGGACCACACGCCGTTGCCGAGGTCGTGGGTGGTGATGGCGAGGCGCTCTTGCGCAACGATGGTCGCAGTGAACGTGACTACGGCGGGCGCGTTGGCGCTGGTAGCGGCGTGGGCGGGACAGTTAGCGCCAACCATGCCGCCGAAGAGGAACGCAGTCACGTAGCCAACGAGGCGCATCATTCGCGGTACCCGGCCGGCGCCGATGTCGGCATGCACTGCATGTGGAAGTGGGACCCGTCGCCGGAGTAGGGCTGCTTGATGCCGAACGCGAACGCCCCCCGGCACGCATCGCGATACGCCACGACCGTTTCAGGCGATGGCGCCCACGTGGCGCAGCCCGAGAGCGCGAGGATGAGGGGGGCGAGACGCATTAGTTGTCCGACTCGGCGGTCTGCTGCCATGCGCTGCCGTCATGAATGAAGGTGAGGTGCTTGTTAGCGGCACCTGTGTCGTCGCCAGTGCCGAGGAGATTGAACTCGTTCACCTCCGGGGTGTCGTCGTCCTGCAGCGTGCACTCGGTATCCGTGCTGGCGAGCACCAAGACCGACCCTAGCGAGCCGGCCGTGGCCGTGATGAGTGTCTCGGCGCCGGTGCAGGCAAGAGTCGCGTACCCGGATGCGACGACGAATGTGGTCGCCCCGTCAACAGTGATGGTTGCGTTACGGCCAATGGAGACCAAGCCGTAGCTCTTCAGGTTGAGCACATCGGTTGAGGTGCCTAGCTGAAAGTCATTGTTGGCGGCACAGGTGGCGCCGATGCCAAAGGCTACGCACTTAGTGAATGTACTGGTGGTAGAATTGTCGCCAATGGCGATGCAGCCAGGCTGTCCCGTGGTTGAGTCGCTGCCTATCGAGATAGCCTGCGTTTGGGTGCACGTAGACCCTTCGCCCAGAGAAACGCAGTCAGTCGCGCTGCAACCAGCCCCATTCCCAATGGCGACACAAGCCGCCGTTGCTGTTGCACTCGTGCTGGAGCCAACTGCGGTGTTGTGACTATTGGCACCGCTCGAAACCGCCCCGTCGCCTACTGCCACCCCCGACGTACTGCTCGCATCGTCTCCAATCGCAATGCCCGTTACTGTCGTTGCAGCGTCTCCGATAGAAATACCGGCGGCGCCGGTAACAGTAGACGCATCGCCAATGGACACCGTTTCATCAAAGTTGTTGTCATCAATAGCAAACCCGATGTTTACTGAGCGGTCGCCGTCACACTGAACGATGTCGCCAATACACACGCCGTTAAGGCCAGCGGCGGCAACGGCTTCCGTGATGGTGACCTGGCCCGCGTTGGTGTCGATTGCACCGAGACCAGTGATGTTATACGCGGCCATATCGAGGTCGCTCGTCGCCGTCCCAACCCAGCCGCCGGCATTGTTCCTCGTGAACTCCACGTAGTCGTTGTCCGCCTGCGCAAACAGGATCACGCACACGTCGAGCGAGAGGGTGAGCGCGCCGTTGAGGGCGAAGTTCCCGCTGTCGGCAATGGTCGTGCTGTTGGTATTGCTCCCACCACACAGCATCACGAACTGGCCGACGCGGGGCGTATCGAGGTCCGTGATGGCCGTCGCGCCGGTGTTGGCGCTGGTGACGAAGTACGAGCCGCCCGACACGTCCGGCGTCGCATCATCCGCCACGATGGTCTGCGGCGAGAAGTCGAGCATCAGGAGGTCGATAACGTCGTAGAGGCCGCCGAAGTTGAGATCCGCATTGGCGGTGCCGACGAAGCCCGGCTGCCGCGGGTTCGTGGCCCCGAGCAAGACCATCGCCGTTACGGCGAGCCCTGCCGCCTTGAGCGTGCGCAGCATCAGAACGCAGCCAGGTAGCCCACGCGGGCCTTGACTCTGATCGTGTCCGTGGCGCCAGGGGCACCCGAGCCGACGACGCCGCCGAGGCGCAGTCGGTTGTAATGGATGCCGAGCGAGTAGGTGAGCTTGCTGTCGGCGTCGCTCACCACGGTGAAGGTGGCGGCGGTGAGCGTCACCGTTCCCGAGGACACGGCGTCAGCGGCGATGGTGGACCAGTCCGCAGAGTCGGTACAGGAGCCGGCCCCGAGCCCTTCGCTGCATTGCTGGAGCGTGAAGGTGTAGCCGGTGCTCGCCCCGCCTGCGTTGTCGTCGTAGAAGATCTCGAGCGATACTATGTTGAACCCGTTGAGGTAGTTGACGCCCGGGTTCGCCGCGCTCCCGATCTCGCAGTTGATGGCCGAGTTGATTGCCGCGCCGGTAGCGGCGGTGCCGCAGTTGGTCAGGTAGCCGAGGTCGGTCCAGACGTAGCGGGAGGTCTGCGCGCGCACCAGCGACGGCGCGAGCAGGGCCAGGGCGAACAGCGATGCGGTGATGAGCTTGCGCACGGGCAACCTCCCAGGACCTTTTAGTTGTTCGCCCAGATGCCGATGGTCGTGACCACGCACCACATGGCGTCGCCGCAGGCGTGCAGGGCGATCATGTCGCCGGTGAGGCTGGTCGCTTTGGTCAGCCCAATGTCGGCGTCTGCGGTGCCAGAGAAGTAGGTGAGATCGCCGTTGACCGCACGCAACCCGCCCTCGATGCCGTCGGCGTCGGAGTCGAGCGGGGAGATATCGAGCAGGGCGCCGGCATCAGCTCCGACGTAGGAGAAGGTCAGGTAGCAGCCGCGCGCTGCGTCGGCGTCGGGTAGTGTGATCGTGCCGGTGTCGATGCCGGCCGTGACAGCGAAGGCCTTGCCGCAATCCGACGCGTCGAGGGAGATGGTGCCGGTGATGTCTGCGCCCACGGCGCGGATACCAGCGCTGTTGACCACAAGGTTTTCAGCGTTGTCGGTCGAGTCGTAGCGCAAGCCGGCGGTGGTGCCGGTGGAGCCGATATCGAGGCCGGTGGTGCTGTTGTCGGTGACGAGGACGCTCGATGAGGCGGCGCCGAAGGTCAGCGCACCGGCCCCGCCGCTCAGGGTCGCGTCCCCGGTAACGCCGAGGGTGGTGCCTACAGTGGCGTTGGCCACCATGGCCACGGTCTCAGCGAATGACGATGTGCCGACCGCGACGTCGAAGGCCTTCACGGTCGTGGTGCCGTTGACGATGACGGTCTCCGTCGCGTCGCCGGTGTCGAAGGTGAGCAGGCCGAGCTGGTCGGTGGACCCGATGGCGAGCGCTGTGGTGTCGTTGTCCGGCAGCACGACCGAGCTCGCCGAGTCGGACATTGTGATAGCACCGGCGCCGCCGCTGAATGTAGCGTCTCCGGTGAAGCCCACCGCTGGGGTGAAGGCGACGGTGGCCCCCGTGGAGCTCGACCAGGTCGCCAGGTTCACGCCGAAGGTGCAGATCAGGTTCTCGCTGTTCTCGGCGATGGCCCACGCGTTATTGGTCTCGTTGCCGACGGTGCCGCCGTTGGTGCCGGTGAGCACTCCTACCGCCGGGACATTGCCGGTGGCGGTCAGCGTCCCGGTCACCACCAGGTCACCGGCGATGGTGGCGTCATCGCCGACGGTCAGGTCATCCGAGGTGACGACGCTGGTGAAGTTCGTATCGCCCTCGGCGCATGCGGCCAGGAGCGAGACCAGAAAGAGGAAGTGGATCCGGTTCAACATGTCGAGCTCCGAGCAAAAGACCTTCGAGACAAGAAAAAAACCCGCCCTGAGGGCACCCCGAGCAGCGCACCCAGGGCGGGCAAAGGACCAAGGAGAGGACTACGACTTAGGAGACCGCGTGGCCGTAGATCCAACGCCAATCGCGGCAGCCGTGTGACTCGCGGTACTGAGCGCCAACGCGGCGCACGCCGGAGAAGAGGTTGCCGTCGCCGAAGGACTGGAACGCCTTACGCATGAACCAGAGCAGGTTCGCCTTGCGCATCTTGCTGTCGGCCATGAACCAGTTGTTCACGTCAGTGAAGAAGTCGTTCACCACGAGCCGGAACATGCCGTTGTACATGTTCGCGTTGTTGTTCGCGGTGCCGGTGCGGCCCATCGAGTTCACGATCTCCCAGGCCGTCTCCTCGAGGTCGACCGGGACGTGAAGCTCGTCGGGGCGCACGATCATCTTGAGAGCGCGGGAGTTGGTAAACTTGCGCATCAGGGTGCGGGTCGCGCCCACCGAGGTGATCGAGAGCGCCGTGGTGCCGCTGTTGGACTGGCTGTTGCCGCCGGCCGCGTTCAGGTGCGCGCCGTTGCAGATCGAGAGGCCGTCCTCCGACTTGTAGGTGGAGCTCGAGAACGCCTCGTTGAAGGGCGCCGCGGCGTCCTCCTCCATCGAGTAGCCGGCGAGCTGGCCCATCTGGCGGGAGATGTCGGCGACGTAGCCCCACTCCTCGTCGTCGATGAGCTCTTGCTCGATCGGGATCTGCTTGGCGAAGACCTTGTGGGTGAAGTCCTTCTCCCACTGTTGGCTGATCGAGTCCTCATCCGCCGAGACGCCGGGCAGCTTCTCGGTGTACCGCGAGAGGGCGCCGGTCGAGGCCAGACGCTCACGCCGCGAGTTGCTCCCGCGCACGTCGTAGAGCTCTGGCAGGAGGAACTCGGTGGAGTCGTACAGCGCCTCGAAGACGAGCGCAGTGACGACCTCGTCGAGGACGTAGTTGCTGTTTGCGCTGGTAACCATAGACATGACTGAAATCTCCTACTGATGCGTTTCGAGAGGTGGGTGGGCTTAGGCGAAAGCAGCCGCGCTGGTGGTCGGGATCTGGAGCTTCTTCAGGAGGACGGGGAGCTTCTCCCAACTCTCGTAGAACATCCGCTTCCCGTCGTTCGCGTGGTCATCGCACTCGATCTCGTCGTGGTCGGCGACGCCGCACAGGCCGAGCTGGTGAATGCCGCGGGTGGCCACAGCCTCGCCCGAGATCACGATGATCTTCGAAGCCGAGGTGAGCGTCGCGATGAACGGGCGGTAGAGCGTGATGGCCAGCGAGCCGTGCACGTAGTCCTCGACGAGGTTCATCTCGCCGGCGCCGGGGCCCTCGTAAACGTAGATGAGCGCGCCGTTCGGGTAGTCGTTTGCCGCCATGCCGGTGGTGACCAAGAGCTCCCTGGTAGACGCGGTGTAGCCGGTGGCCACGTCGTCCTTGTGGTCCTTGAAGGTCGACCGGAGGATCTTGGTGCCGACAGCACACAGCGGCTCGACCGGGACCAGCGAGAGCATGCGGGAGAGCGCAGTGTCGTCTCGGATCGAGTCAAAGCCGGAGAAGTCGGGGAAGGCGACGGTCTGCGCTGCGCACACGGTCGTCTTCGCGACAACGCAGGTGGGCACCTGGTTGGCGGTGGCCTTGGCAAGCAGCCCGCTCGACGCCACCAGGCACGCGTCACCTACGGTGTAGGTGGTGCCGGCGGTCGCGGGTACGTAGCAGACTTCTGCGCTCTCAACAGTGCGGTGTTTCTCGAACCCCTGCGAGGCAGTGGCGGTCAAAGCCATGTTTGATGCTCCGAGTCACTCGATCACCGCCCACTCAGGCGACGACCGAGGACGTTGTCGCTCTCGCAGTGCCAACAGGCAGCTTGCGCAGCGTGGTCCTCGATGTGCGCGCCACAATGTGCGCAGTCGATTGCCCTGGCTTCGGCATCCTCAGCCACTAGCTTTCTACCGCTGGCCTCGCCCCGCGCTGGGGTAAAGCCTCCGGTGGCGTACTGGCTGGGGTAGATCTCCGTCCCGACATTCGGGGGAAGGGCTCTCCCAACTCGCTGCCACACGGTGTCCGACATGCAGGGATGGTGCAGCCTGCGCCGAACCGTTGTCTACCCGATTTTTACTTTTTGCCCCGACTGACTACTTTTTCTTGTCACGTGCCCCGGCGTCGTTGTGGAGCCTTCGCTTCGCCGCTTCCTCGTGGGACAGCTTCGGGACCATCTTGCGGGGCATGTCCTCGATGAACTGGCTCACCGGGGCGAAGATGCTCCAGCCGCCGTCAACAGACTGCATCGCGCCCTTGGCCACCGAGAGGCGGCGGAGGGTGTTTTCTCCATGGCCGATCTCGCGCAAGATCTTCAGCGCTGCGTCGGTGGGCTCGTACTCGGCGCTTTCGCGGTCGCTGCCGACGCTGCCGGTGGTCGGTGGGGTCTTCTTCTTGCCGTCGCCGTCCGCGCCTTTGTCGTCGGCCGGGGTGGCGCTGTATTCGTCGACCTCTTCGAGCCAATCGGCGAGCGGTAGCTTGTCCTTCAACCGCTCGAGCCGCTTCTTGTCGCCGTCGGGGAGCTTGGCCATCTTCGCTTCGGCTCGCAGCGTGGCCGCGGTGAGAAGCTTCTTGTGGTCGGCTTCCATGTCCTTCAGCTTCTTCTGCGTCTCGGCGAGAGTGCCCTCGAGGCGGCCCTCCTCCTTCGCCTTCTTTGCCTCGAGCGCGGCCTTCTCGTCGGCCTCCTTCTTCGCGGCCTCGTCGGCTTTCTTCTGGAGCTTCTTGTTGTCGGCCTCGAGCTTGGCCGCACGGTCGGCGAGGGCCTTGGCTTCGGCATCCCCGCCGCTGTCGTCGCCGGCTTTCTCCTTGCCCTTCTTCGCTGCGACTTTGTCGTCGGCGCCCTTATCGTCGGCGTCGTCGGGTGCGCCACCCTGAGCGCCGCCACGGCGCACGAGTTCGAGGATGTTCTGGCGGTAGTGGTCTCTGTGGTTCTTCATTGGTTCATTCTCCTTCACGTGCATCACGTGAACTTGGGATCACCTGGTAACCTGTCGCGTCGAACGCTGACGTTTTCGCCGCGGTTGATTGCCTTGGCGCGCATGCGCTTCAGCCGGTTCTGCCGCCGCTGCTCGTTCTGCTGCTTCTTCGCTTCTTTGAACGCCGGCTTCTTGATGTGCTCGCGCCAGTCGGCCGTCGAGGGCCCTGGCCCTGCGGCTCGCGCTGCATCACGCACGGCTTCGTCGCTGGGGTTGCGTCCGAGCTTGGCAATGTTCGCGTTGACGTGTGCGTCGTGCTCGATCGCTTCCTTGAAATCTGGGAGGCGCTGCGTTTTGGCGTGACCGGCCGTGTCGAACTTGCCACCCAGGACGATGGGGCTCTGCACCTTCTCGCCCATGTACGAAGCGAAGAGGGAGGGCAGGCGCACGTGATCTTGCCAGCGGCCACAGATGCCGACGCACTCGGCGCGGTAGCGGCGGCTCTCCTGGTACGGGCGAATGTCCTCGTGGACAGTGCCGCACTCGGTGCACGCGAGGTCGTAGAGCGGCACGGCTTAGCGGTTCCGCCTGAACCGCGCATCGATGCGGTTCATCATCGGCGGCTTGGCTATGTCCGTGATGATGCGCGGCTGGTTCTCCGCAGCCTTCTGCGCCTCGGGGCTGCCTTGCGGAACCATCATGTTGAGTTGCCTGCAGTTGCCGCACTTGAAGCCGATGGGCTTGCCGTGCATCGCATCGTCGAGCGCCTGTGGGTGGTTGATGCCTGCCTGCTGCTTGCATCCGCAGCAACGGAACGCGACGACGAGCGCGTACACGCCTGTGACGCGCGCCTCGGCCTGCTGCATGACCTGCGGGGCGTCGGGACCGATCGATTGTGGCGTCGGGACCTGCGCCGGCGCGACATCGCCCGGCATCCCCTCGCCGCCGATGCGGTCGCCTTCGTTGTTGAAGCCGCGGGCGCGCTCTTCCCTCTCGAGCCGTTCCATCTCTGCGACCACCGGGGCGCTCATCGGGGCACTGGCAAGTTCTTCAGTCATTGGTGCTGCTCCCTTCATCGCCCCGGGCCGTGCCCAAGGCTCTGAGTGTCCTTCGTCCCTGCTCGCTCTGCAGCGCCGTGTCTCGCGCGGTGAGGGCGCGCTCGAGGTCTTGCTGCGTTACCGCACGTGCCGTTCTGCGCTGGCCGTCGATCTTGCCCTCCATCGTCTCGCGCGTGCGCACGAGCGGGGCCATGATCTCCTTGCGGTCGTTCCTGCCCACGAGAGCCGCCGGCACGAGGTTGCACTGGCACGAACTCCCCCACCCCTGGTGCATCGTCTCGGGGAGGAAGCCCAGCGCCTTCCACTCGTCGAGCGTGCGCGACTGCCCGTGCAGCGGCAAGCACAGGTGGCACGTCTTGATGAGCGTCGCCACCCACGTGTACTCGATGAGCTCCGCCGAAGCCGCTTCGATCTCGGCAGCGAGATCCGGGTCGGCGCCCTCGATGGCTTGCTGGATGACGCTCTCGCCATCGCCATCAGCGATCTCGGATAGGGCCTCGTGGATGGCGTCGGCGTTGTCGTCGCCACGAAAGCCGGCAGCGAGGAGATCACCCATGAGTTGACCTTGGCGTGCGGCCGCGGTGACGGTGGCTTGCGCTGCGCCCGTCATCGAGCGGAGGAACTTCCCGAAGATGGGGCCGTTCGTCTCGAGGTCGGCGGCGAGTTGCTCGAAGATGCGGCGCTCGGTCATGCCAGTCTCGACGGCCAGGCGCATGAACGTATCGGCGTCGATGGCGCCCTGGCGCACGGCGCGGTCGGCGAGAGCGTCGAAGACTTCGGAGTAGCGGGCCATCAGGAGCGCCTTGCTATGGTCACAAGAAACCACACGCCACAGCCGCCAATGGCCAGGCGGAACGCAGCGTCGATCCAGTATTGCGGGCCCATCAGCGCTTGCCCCTGCCTGTGCGCGCCTTGGCGAACAGAAGTTGGAACGCCTTGCGCAGCTCGACACCAAGGGCGCGCTTCACGTTGGCGGAAAGTCCGATGTAGCCGACGTACCCAAGCGCCGCCACGCGGCGGATGAGCTCACGCAGCTCGGCGGTGGTGGGGCCAACGACCACGCCGAGGATGGCACCGGAGCCACCGTGGCGGATGTAGCGCAGCGCCTTGAAGCTGCCCTTGCCCGAGCGCACGAAGCGGTGCTTCTCGTCGACCAGGGAGAGTTGCGGCTTGCCTTCCTTGGCCTTGCGCGCGCGCGTGGATGGCGCGTTGGTCTGGATGCGCGAGCCGTCGGCGGTGCGCTGCGTGGCGACGTTGTGCATGATGCCTGCGGCGACGAGGCCGGCGGCTTTGCCCCAGAACGCTTGCGGGAGTTTCAGCGGCGGGAGCTTCATCTTCTGCTTGCGGATCATCTGCATCATTCGTAGCGCTCCGCGTCCGCGAGCATCTCGTGCTTGACTGCTTCGAGCAAACCGATTCGCTCGAGCACTGGCGCCGTGCCACCCCAGCCGACCGTGAACGTGCCGTCAGTGAGCATGGTCGCAACCATGACCGCACGGGCTTCGCCGGCGCGCACGCGGGCGAGCGCCTGCTCGAGCGACGCAACCGCTTCCGGCGATGGCTCTTGCGTGAGCACCGTTATGCTCACGTCGTCCGTCCCCTTTGCACCGCCGCATGGGCCGCGCGCTGAAACTCCTGGGTGGTGGCGTCGGTGATGATCTCGTCGCCGATGATCCCGGCGAGCGCCTCCATGACCTGGCCGAGGTCGCCGCCCTTCTCCTCGATGAGGCGCTTCAAGTTGCCGCTCACGATGGCGCGCACGTCCTCGGCGATCTGGTTCTGCCGCTTCTCGCGGTAGTCGATCTCGTCGTGGAGCTCGGTGAGGAGGTCAGTCACGAGCCGCCTCCTTCTCCGCCTTCACGCCCTTCCCCTCTTCGCCCTGGCCCCGAGTTGTTCGGCCAACAATTTGTCCGAAGCGTCCTGGCTGACCACCACCAGGGACAGGCCCCGCGCCAGGCATGCCGGACATTGGGGCTGGCCGCACGGATTCATTGTCAGCTGCGTTTTGCTTGAAGCGCTCTTTCGCTTCTTCTTCGGTGATGCCTTCGCGCTCCGCGAGCTCGTGGATGATCGACGTGAGGTTGTACTTCGTGTCCGTGTCGAGCTTCTTCGCACGCTCGTCCTCGCTCTGTGGGAACTCCACGCCGGCGCACTGCGCACGTAGCTTCATCTTGTTCACGGACGCATCAAGCGCCCCGAGGTGCAGGCCTATGGCGCGGTGGCGCGGCCATGCCTCTTCTTCTTCCATGTATTTGACCCGGCGCCAGCGCTCGGCGCGCGCCTCGATCTTTGGGAGCGAGTCCACGACCTTCGCGAATCCAGACATGGCGGCCGCCTGGTCCATCGAGAAGTCGCTCGGGCTCTGGCGCTTGAGTGCCGCCATCATCTTGACGAAAGACTGCAGCACGCCGACCTGGTCGGTGTAGTTCTGCGATGCCGAGGCGAGCTGGAACGTCTCGCCAGCGCGGAGGTTCAGCGGCCAGCGTGCACCATACCGGCGCTTGGCCTTGCCGTCGCCCTTGTCGGACGTGCTCGTGATGACCGGCACCGCGTGGCCCTGGAGCTTGATGGTGTCCAAGAGCGACGACCACGCGATATTGAGCTCGCGATTGCCGGCAACGATATCCGGGTCGGTCTTCGCGATGACTCCCTCGAGCGGGTAGCGCATGTGCCAGAACGTCACCATGCGGCCGGGGACGACCTTCTTCGTGACGGCGCGGTCGCCTGAGGCGTAGTCGACGTCCTCGATCGCCTGCTCCCACTCGTAGGGGTTATCGAACACCGAGAGGCGGTCCTTCAGCTTGTCGGGCGATTCGCCTAGCCAGAACTGCACCTCGCCGTGGGTGTAGAGCGCGAAGGTGCGCATGCTCTTCTGTCCGGTGACGCCACTGGTCGCGCCGAAGATCTCGATGAGGAAGCCCTCGTAGTCTTCGGGGTCACTGGCCTCGACGAAGCCCGGGTTCTCGGGGGCGAGCGGGTAGACGTCGTGGGGGTAGCGGATGGCGGCGCGGAGCTTGCCGCGCTTGGCCTCGTACACCACCACCGAGGAGCGGAGGAGCACGGTCAGGTGCTCGTTGCGGTGCATCTTCTCGTCGTAGACGGCGCCGAGAAAGTCTTGGTACTTCTTCGTCTGCGCCTTCGTCTCGGCGTTCTCCTTGCCGTCTTCGCCTACGAGCGTGCGGGTGAGGGGCTTGTTGTAGATGCTTGCCGCCTCGGCGATGTAGCGCTCGGCGAGGGGCATCACCACGGGCTGGATCGCCTGACCCTGATCGATCTGCATCGACATCGGGAAGCGGTTGTTCAACTCGTTCCGCGTGTCGTCGAGCTGGCGGTTCTCGAGGTAGTCGATCGCGAGCTTGTACTGCTGCGTCATCTTCTGGCGACCGGACATGTCGATGCCGCTGGCCAGCCGGCGCGCTGCCTTCAACCCGAGAGGCCCGTAGATAGCCACGGCTCAGCCGCCCTCGGGTCGGTCGGGCTCGTCACGGAGCTCGGCAAGCGCCATCTTCAGGAGTACCTTGGCTGCGGCGAGCTGGCCGCTGCTCACGAGTTCCACGGCGCGCCTGGCGTGTGCCTGGATGCGCACCGAGGTCTCGCGGTGGGCGAGGCGCTCGGCCACAACGGCATCGGCGGCGAAGTCGTGCGCGCCCTGGTGATTCTCCCGCCGGTGGCACACGATCTCGGCGCCGCCGGGTTGCACGAGCTTGTAGGGGCAGCCAGGCATCGGGCCTGGACTAGCTCTCGCCCTTCTTCAGCGCCGACTGCGTGGACTTGAGCGACTTCTCGAGGAACGCGTTCTCTTTCAGCGCGTCGTCGAGCTTCGCTTGCAGATCGGCGGTTCCCTTCTCGAGCTTGGCAACCTGGCTCTTCAGGCCGGCGAGGTCTGCCGGCAAGAGGCCGGTGATAACCGCGCGGGCCTTCTCAGCGATCTTGTTCGCGATGTCCGGCTCCTTGTCGAGGTTCACGCCGCTGCAGTTCAGGACGACGCTGCCGTGCATTCCCGAAAGGGTGATCACGGCTTCAAACTTGGTCCAGGGGTGGGCGACTGCGTTCGACATTCGATCCGAGCCTCCGAAAGCGCACTAGGCTTTTCGTGACCTCCAACCTGAACGCCCCCTGGCCATCTCGTCAATGCGAGAATCTAAATTTCTGAGCTTTGGGTTGGTGAGCACCATGCCGACCGCCCACATGCGCAGCGCGTCCATCGAGTGATCCGTCTTGCCGTCCTTGAGCGGTTCGTTCGAGATCGGCCTGCCGTCCTTCACCTCGGGGTACTGGTACGAGAGCGAGTCGCGAACGAAGCCGCGCGTCCAGCTCTCCTCGACCTTCTCGAGTCGCTTGTCGTACTGCAGGCGGATGGGCTGGCCGTGCTCCGGGTTCCCGTAGAGCGTCCTCAGCTTGTCGACGCCGAACGCGATGCCGCGGAACGGTGCGACCACGTGGCGGATGTCGCCGCCGTCGCGCTGTACCACCGCGTCGAGCATGTCGAGCGTGTCGAGGGCGAGTGTGCTCTGCGTGGCGTCGCCGGCAGGGTCAACCCAGATCTCGTCGATGGGCCATGGCTTCGAGTTGATGATATCGACGAGGGCAGCGTCGCTTTCGTTCTCGCCCATGTACTCGTCGAAGAGGACCCACTTCCCCGGCCGCTGCTCCGAGATCCACCCGAGCGCGCTCTTGCGATAACCCGGGTCGAAGCACAACGAGATGCGCGTGTGGTGCACCGTCTCCATGTCGATGTTCGCCGCCCATGGGCTGTTCCAGATGTCGACGTCGAGCTGCTCGTACACCGCGCCTTCGAGGATGGCGAAGAAACCGTCGAGGATGACCTTCTGCAGGCGCGGCGAGTACGAGAGCCGGAGCTTCTCGATGTAGCCGGGCTCGAGGTGCTTCGCGTTCTCGCTCGTCGGCATGCGGATGAGCACGCGGTGCGGTGACTTCTTGTGCAGGAACTCGTCGGCCATGAAGCCCATGTCGGGCGTCGAGGTGAAGACCTTTTGCGAGCGCGGGCACTTCACGCGCACGCGGCCGATTGCGATCTCGTACGCTTTCTTTTTCCAGTGGCGGAGCTCGTCGCCCCACAGCCAGCCGACATCGAGGCCGTCGATCGACATCGGGTTCTGTGCGGAGCGGAGGTAGATCGGGACGCCATCGGCGAAGGCGAGGTAACACGCGCCGTTCTTGTCGTAGACCTTCGGTTGCTGATCGGGTGGGAGAGCTCGCCGGCAGATCTCCATGAACTTCGGGTAGGTGATCGACCACAGCGACTTGTAGTTCTGCGAGACGATGAGCCCGGGAGCGTCGGGGTTCTCACACTTGAGCTGCAGCGACTTCACGCCGCCGAGCGTGGTCTTGCCCGAGCCGAAGCCGCCAGCGAGCAGGAGCGAGTCAGCGCGGCTCTCGAAGGCGGCGAGCTGCCCGGGGCTTAGGGCGCTACGTGGGAGGCGGATGTCGAGGTGGAGTCCCACATCACCGCTTCGAGGACATGCGCCACAGAAGCCACAGGCCGACCGTGTAACAAGGTGCGGCGACCGTCAGCCACACGACGAACTTAGCCCACTCGGGGAGGTCGCCCATCACCCCTCCTGTGTGTCCGTGAGCGTCAACGACATCGTGAGCTTGCGCTCGCCATCCGCATTCACTACTGGCGCAATGACTTCCGCCGCAATGGTCCGCTCCGGTTCACGCTGCCCCAGCCGCTGTTTCCCGAGCCAGATAAGCATCACGACGTTGCCCTTCTGCGCCAGCCTGTGCTGGGTGCGTCGCAACGAAGCCGTGCCGTTGGCGCGCCCTTGCTCGATCGCCTCGGCGAGCTTCGCGTCCTTCACCTTGCGCTTGCACAGCCACTCGGGGGTGAAGCCAATGACGCCGGCGATCTCTGCTTCGGTGCACTGGATCTCGGCGAGCTCGCGCACCACGCGGTAGTCGATAGCGCGCGTGGGCCTGCCGCCCATTTTGCGCTGCTTCGTTGAACTAACCCGTTGCTTGGTGGACGCGCGTCGCGCCATTAGTGGAACCCTGCACCCGACGACTCGTCTTCGTCCACCTGGTTTTTACTTTTCCGCACCGGCCCCGGTTCCGTCGGCTTGTACCCGGCAGCCTTCCAGAACGGCGGCCTCGTCCACGGGTCGCGCGGGTCCTTCGGCGGCGCGACGTAGCGACGCTCGACACGGCCAGCGTTCGCTGCGTTGTCGGCGAGCCTCGGCCGGAGCGTCGAGAGGAGCTTGTCGACTGACGGCGCGAGCACGCCGGGCAACTCTTCGACGATGCCGCCAGCGCGCTCGATCTCCTTCTCGACGGCGAGCGCGGTGCGTAAGACCTCCTCGACCCACTGGTACATGAACAGGTCGTTCGAGTCGCAGCGCTTCTTGATCTCGTCGTGCAACTCGATGGCAATGGCAACGGGTGCTCTCAACGGCTCCTCCTGGTGGTTACGGTTTCAGCGCGGTCAGCGGCAAATGGCCGTCGCCCTTCGGCGCCCGGTCGCCCCAGCGATACCAGCCGGGCGAGGCGACGCGGGCGAAGAGCTCGAGCCGGGGCACATCACCCATCAGCTTCACGATGCGGTCGCGCACCTCGGCTGGCTTGGCGCTGTGTTCCCCGCGCGGCGCCTCGATCACCGAGTGCACTGCAGCGCTCACACGCCTCGGCTTGCCACGCACCCCAAGCAGAACGTGCTCGGCGTTGGCCCGCGTCCACGCGCCGTTGCCCCACGCGAGCTTGCCGCTCTCGCCACGCTTCACCCAATCGAAGGCGATGGTCTTGAACTCGAAGCCCCAAGCACGCATCACCGACAGCGCTACCGGCATGAACGGCTTCGTGGTCCACAGGAACAACGCGCAGTGGTCGGCGACGATCCGCTGCACCTGCAGCCCGCGGATCTGCGCGTCCGTCATGGTCTTGTAGCTGACGCCGCCACGACCATGGCGCTTGTCGGAATATTTCCACGGGGGATCCGCATACAAAATTACGGCTCGGCTCATAGTCCCAGCGTCTCCGCGCCGTAGTGGGCCAAAAGCAAAGCCTCGGCTGGCCCGTTGTCTTTCTCTCGATTCAGCGCGGCGTGGAGATGGGGGTAGAGCTTCCGCGCCAGTGCAATCGAGCTAGTCTTCTCTCGCGCGGCGTCCCGCCCGATCTTTCGGCTCCCGGGCTTGATGAGGCCGAGCGCCCTCTTCCACTTGACCGGCGACACAACGCGCACCGGCACGCCCAGGTGGGCAAGGATGCCGCGCACCAGCCCGAAAGATTCCCCGTACCCGAACGCACTGGATACCCCCATGCTCGGCGATGCTTGCGCGCCCTCGACGAAGGCGACACCGTCGCTCGGCTGTTCGTAGTGGCGAAGGGCCTCGAGGCTGATGAGCCGCGCGAGCTTGTCCGGGTCGATGCGGCGCTTCGTCTTGCCGTTGATCTTGCGCTCGAGGGTGGGCACCGGCCAGACGTGCGCCTGCTCGCCGTCGAGGAGAGCGAGCCCGCCCGTGATGCCGATGTCCACCCCGAGCACGAGCATCAGTGCGACTCGGCTTCTTCGCTGTCGACGGCCTTGAGCGCGCCGCGCTTCTTGCGCAGCGGGAGCTCGCTCTGCTTCGGCTCGAACTCAACCGGGATCGTCTTGTTCACCTTGTCCGAAATCCCCATCTGACTCGCGCGGTCCGAGTCGACCGGGATGCGCAAGTGCACGATGACCCGCGCCTCCCCGTCGACCGTGGTTACGCCGAGCAGTTGCGGCTGCACCTCGACGAGGTCGCCGTCGATTTTGATCTGGTGCCGCTCGAGCACAATCACGCTGCCGGGCTTGATGTCGTCCTGCAAGAACGTGATCCGCTCCTCGGCGTCGTCACCCTCCCCCACCATGCGCGTGCGCATCGTGGCGAACGCGAGCGCCTCGAAGTCCTCGCCGAACTTGGTGGCGGCGTCGTCTCGCTTCACGCTCACGTCGATGTCGACCGTGGTCGTTTTCCCGTCATGGGACTTGTTGCGCTTCGTGCGGACCTGGTCGACGTCCGCGCTTATCTTGCCTTGAATCCTCACTGCCTCTCCTGTGCGGCTCTCGCC